TGCGGAGGCTCTGGCACCAAGCGGATGTTCGGGCCGATGTCGGTGTACCAAGTGCAGACCCCGATCCGCTTTACCACCGAGGTGGAGACTAAGGTGAACATTCCTCCTGCTGGGTTCATTGAGTTGGATCCGCAAATCCTTGACTTCCTAAACAAGCAAGTCATTACCAATATCCAGATGGCCTTTGAGTTGTTGTCCATTGATGTAATGAACAACGAGAAGATTTCGGGCCGTGAGACCGCCACCGGTAAGGCCATTGACCGGGAGGAACTGTATTCCTTCCTGCTCCGCTTTGCCAACACCATCTTTGCCGATTACGAGTTCGCTATGGACACGATTGGGAGGATGCGTTATGGGGATGCTTGGACTATGCCTGCGGTTCGTTATCCGCAGAACTTTGAGATGCGTACCGATGCGGAGTTGACCGCAGAGATTAAGTTGGCCCCGACCTTTTCCAAGGCGATGTTGGCCCAGCAATACCTTGACACTCGCTTCCCCATCCAGGAGGAGAAGAGTGCGATAATGAAGTTGAGCGTCCAGGTTGACCCCTTCTTCAATCTTGAAACGAGGGATGTGTTGGCGTTGGTTGCTTCGGGCATTGCCCCCAAGTGGAAGGCGATAATGCACTTTGAGTTGGAGTCCTTGATTAAGGAGGCTTTGTCGGAGAACGAGGAGTTCTTGACGCTGACCTTGGCCGAGCAGAAGGCGGTGTTGATAGAGATGGCCAAGAAGTTGGTGCCAGAGGATGAGGGTTCGTCCAGGATGACTCCCCAAAGCGTTATGAACGCACGGACGGCTATCCCTCCTGCACAGGCAGAGGACGAGGACGAAGAGGGCGAGGAGGACGAATCGTAATATGACTTTAGAGCAAATTCAGTCCAAGAAGCAGAAGAACTTGGACACGATTGGCGAGGAGTTTGGCAAGCAGGTGGAGGAATCGCAGAACGAGGTTCTGCCTCTTATCATTGCCTTGCTCGCCTTATTTGATTACGACAAGAACGGCAACATCTCGTTTGACACGGCCAATTATGCTCGTGTCAATGCCTTTATGGATGGAGTTGATGGGGCCGTTGCCGGGAGCAAGTATTTTGATGCCTTGGTCTTCTTGATGGACAAGGTGGATGCCCAGGCCGAACTGACCAGGGAGATGTACCGCAAGATGGGTCTTGACCCTGATGCGGTTTCCGGCATTGATTACGAGGCCCAAGCGACCTCTATGCTTGAGGACTTGACCAACTTTAAATCGGGCTTTTCAACGGCCTTGAGAAACTTCATCCTTGCGTCTATTGCCTCTGGGTCTGACCGAACCGCTTTGGAGGAGGGCATTGCCCAAATCGTGAAAGGGGGTGGTGGAAAAAAGGGGTTGCTCTTTGACACGGCCACGCTTACGGCTGACACGATGTTTGCGGTCATTGACCGCTCCTTCACCTTTGCAATGGGCGAGGCTTTGGGCATTAAGAAATACTTGTACGCAGGAGGCTTAGTAAACGATTCTCGGCCATTTTGTGTGGCGAGGGATGGTAAGGTATTCACGAAGGAAGAAGTGCGCTCCTGGGGCAAATTAGGAGATTGGAAGGGCAAGATTGTCGGCACCGATGAATCCACCATTTTTATCTACTTGGGGGGCTATCGTTGCAGGCATTGGCTCGTCCCTCAAGTTTAGTTTACCCATTATTGTTTATATTTGCGGTACAAACCTAAAACCTAAACCTTTAACCTTATGAACGAAAGAATTACAGGACGATGCGTCCCTGTTCTCCGTGCGGATGGAGAGCAGATTCTCGTGACCATTGCGGTTGCGCAGAACACCGAGTTTCTCAAAAAGTACGGTATGCGTATTCTTGACGAAACGATGCTCCACGCCAAGCCCGAAACCTTCTCGGCCCCTATCCAGGAATTGCCTAAGCGCAGACCGATGTTGGTGGAGCAAGAGCCTGTGGCCGTTGTTTCAACGCAGGAGTTTATGGACCAAACCCCCGAAGTCCCTGCCGATGAAGAGGTGTTTGAGCAAGAGGTAGCGGAGGAAGAGGAGCAGGCCGAGATTCCAACCGAAGAAACCACAACCACTAAAACCCGTAGAAAATGAGCATAGACTCCAAAGAGATGGCCAAATGGCTGTTTGACCAAGAGAAGGACTTTGAAAGCCTTGACCAATTCAAGGAGGAACTCGCCAAGAAATATGTCGCTCGTGAGGTGGCCGTTGATGACGAGGACATCCGCAACAAGGTAACGGGCAAGACGCTCGGAAGCCTTGAAACCAAGTTCAAGCGTGCCTTCAACCTCACCGAGGACGATGTGAAGGGCAAGAAGTTGTCGGATTTGTTTGAGGTTGCCCAACAGCGCATTCAAGCTCAAGTGGATGAGCTGAAAACTCAAGCCCAAAGCAGCGGCAAGGACGATGAGGCTTACAAGGCTCAACTCGCTGAACTGAAAAGGCAGAAGGGCGAGTACGAAACCTTGGCCGGGGAGTTGACGCAGAAGTTGGAGCAGAAGGAGGTGGAGTCGCAGAAGGCCATTGAGAATTACATTGTGAACCAAGAGGTTATGAAGATTAAGGCCAATGTGCCTTGGAGCGATTCGGTCAATTCCCTTGCGAAGAAAGGCTTTGACATAGAATTGAATGAAAAGTATATCTTTGCATTGTCGGATGGGAAGTTGACGGTGACGGATAAGCAAGGCAACCAAATCAAGAATGATAAGGGTACTGCGTATCTTTCGCCCGAAGAGTTGGTAAGGAGTGAGGCTGAGAAGGCTCAAATGCTCAAGAAAGCAGGAGATGCCGGTAAGCAAGACACGCCTCCAATTCGGACTTCTTCTTCCAGCAAGGAAGGTACTCGTGGTGAGCGTTTTCTTCACCCAAGGGCCGTAAAGCATAGAGAAGAACTGAACGCACGATGATGTGTCAAGAGGGACAATAAACCTCATGGTGCCTGGCTTGGCAAGAAATAGCCGACAAATCTTTATTTCATTTTAACAAAATGTCATACGCTTTTAATTCCTTCGTATCGTGTCCGAACATTCAGGAGCGGTTGGATGCAGGCTATTTCAATGCCGACCCAACGATGTTCCCCGGACACATCAATACCCTTCGTGCGGTCACAAGCCCCATGAACGAATCGGGTATTCTCCAAAACCAAATTGACACCAAGAACGGCCATTATCGCCAAGTTGAGGTTGTCTATCAGCCAAGGATGACTGACAGCACCACTTCAACCTCTGCGACTTTGAACTGTGCTGCGGGTCCTGAATTTGGTGAAACCTCACGGGTTTACAACATTGACCCCAACACCGGTGCATCTCGCCGTTGGTCTATCGGCCTGGACGATTTGGCTCCTCGTTGTGAAAATGACGAGTCCTACATCGCTCGGCAGTTGGCCATGCATATGCAGGCTATCAAGCGCTACATGAACCAGGAGGCCGTTACCTTCATTGCGACAAACAATGGTTCGTTTGCCGCTAATCCTGGTAGCACCGTTCCTACGGGGACTCAATTAGTCACCCGGACCAAGGCTCAAAACGTATCTTACGTTTATGCCGATGACTTCATGTCCGATGTGATTTATCAGTATCAGTTGGCCGAGGCTTGGGACCGCCCCATCATCATCGGTGGTGAGCTTGTCCAGAAGTACATGACCGCATTGAAATCTCATTGCTGTGCAACGGTAAACGTTGACCTTCAGCAAATGATGAACTCCGATGCTCAGTCGTATTTCTTCTTTGAGCCTCGCATTGGTGCTGCCCAGGGCAACGCTAACGGCTTCGCATTCCTCGCCCCAGGCGGTGTGCAGATGATCCGTTACAACGCCTTCCGTGGTGCTGACGGCATCCGTGTAATTGATGACCAATCCATCAAGAAGGGTACGATTTCCGACCCCGAAACCGGCTTGGAATTTGATTACTATGCCCAGCTGGATTGTAACCAATGGAAGTTCTTCATGGGTGTTGCCTACAAGTTCGTGACGCTTCCTTCTGATGTGTTCTTCTTGAACGATCAGCTCCGTGGCGTGAACTACATCTTTGAAGGTACTGTGAACAACTAATCCTTCGGGTTGTATGCGACAAGAAGGGGGTGCGAAAGCATCCCCTTTTTTGTTTTACCTTTGTCTTATGAGTAATTGTTGGGATAATTTAATTGGCATTCGTGGGCTTTGTTCTGCGGATGCACCGCCCATTAGTGGCCTTTATATCAACGACCTAACGGGCATAAGTCTCCGTGACCTTGACGCTGGCGTGAACGAGGAGGACAAGACCGCCTATACGCTTATTGAGCGCAAGATTGACCAAGCGGCCAATATGCTGAAAGCGGAGTCTTTGGCCTATTTGCAGAGCCGTTGGAATTACACGACTTCGGCCTTCAATGGGGACTTAGGCTTCTATGGCGAGTCCGTTGAGGCGTTGCCTGCCGCTGCGGTCTGGAGGGGCATAGGAATGCGTTATCGCCAAGTGGATTACATCTCCGTCACCATTTCTTCTATCAGCCTGTTACTCCCAAGTTCGGGCGTTGTGCCGGTGAGGGTCGTGGATTTGCGAACAGGAGCGACCTTGGACACCTTCAATATCACCTCGGTAGCCAATGCGGTTACGAGGGTCGTGATTAACAAGACCTATCAATCCAACGGGCAGATGTTGAACCTGGCCGTCCTTTACGATGCGACCTCGGTAGCTTCCTTCCAAACGGGCTTGTACCCAACCTATGGATGTGGTGGATGTGGCAGGAACTATCGTTGGACGGAGAATATGTTGGAGAGAACTGTTGAGATACCAACGAGTGCGCCTTTGCTTGACTTGAACATAAGCGGAGGGTCTTTCACGGGAGGCTTGAGCGTTCAGTATCAGGTCACTTGCAGCTTTGACTCGCTCTTGTGCGCCCATGTCACGCAACTCGGCTATCCTTTGCTTTACAAGGCGGGGATGTTGCTATTGAAGGAGATGGAGTTTTCTAAGAGGCTGAATGGCGTGATTGTCTTTAACCGGGACATGAACCAAGAGTTGTCCAACTATTACCAAGCCCAATACGACCAATATATGCAACGATACTTTGAGCAGGCGAACTTGCCAGAGGATGGTTGTTTTTCGTGCAGGCAGAGGGTTAGGCAAGCTTCTCGCATACCTTAAAGAGGTGGACATTAAGGATTACATACAAAAACTTGAAACGCAGAAGTCTTCCTTGGCAAGGCACTTGGCTTCATCGCTTAACGAGGCGGCTCCGCAAACGCAAGAACAAGAGGTTCTGCCGAGGATTTTTGAGAAGGGTCTGAAGCCCGATTTGGCCAAGATTGGGAATTATAAGAGCGACAAGTACAAGGCGGTCCGAAGGAAGGCTGGCCTCCAGGTCGCTTTCATTGATATGAAGTTCACGGGCGATTTGAAATCCGAGTTCAGCACTCCCAAGAAGAACTTGACAGGCTCCAAGCCCAAGGTTGAGTTTATGGTTGTGAGCGAGTTGAACACCAAGAAAGTTGTTGACAATGAAGCCCGTAGAGGCACTATCTTTGGGTTGGCGAGCAAGGAAAAGGCTTATTTCGTTGACCTACTGACCAAGTTATTCTTTAGCAAAGTATTCAAATGATAGCGACCCAGGTTATTGACGAGATATTCACTCGCTTGAATGCTTACAAGTTGGTGAGGCACACGGGTTTTGCCGAGATGTTGCCCGATAGGGACGGCAAGGTCATCCCGGCCATTTACTGCAACAACGGCGATTACAAGCACGTTGTGGACGATTACGATTGGAGGGAGGGCATTGCCTACATCCGTTACAATGGAAGGGAGCGTTCCGAGGTTACGGACGAGAACAACTTTATTGGGTGCCAGGACTTGCTCCGCATCGTTTATCCGTTGACCTTGGTGATTATCGGCAAGCGTAAGGACAAGCGTCCTTACGAGGTTGCATCGCTCGTTCAGAGCAAGATTAGCGGTATGTACGAGGCTTTAGCCACAACCGTTGGTGCGGTGAGTATTGATGTCACCTCCATTACGGCCAATTACTCCATCAAGGAGAACCTTGACACCGAGTTTGAGGGGGCGAAGGTTGTGTGGGACACGGCTTTGTATATGATTGCCTTGGATTTGGAGGTGGAGGTGATTGGCGATGCGTCTTGCCTAAACACCGAAGAACCTTGTTAAATTTGTGTCTTAAATCTTAACCCATGCCAATAGAAACAAGGGCCAGCCTGGATGCTTCTTCCAATGTCGTTCGTACTGAAACGAATATCGGGGCGAATACCGCAAAGCGTATTGGCGATTTATTTGTTGCCTTATCGGATTCTGCCGTTTTGCTTACCGAGCGAGGCTATGTGAGTGCTTCTTCAAAGAACCCTGCGACTTTCACCGTGGCTGCCGCTGACACTCCCGAAAAGTTGACCTATACGATGGCCTTGGTTCTTGAGGGGACCTACAACACGGCCTTTGAGTCAAGCCCCTCCGTGAGTTGGAATGGCGATGCGGCCATTGCTTATCGTGTGAGCGCTATGGTTAACTTCAAGGGCGCAAACAACGAGGAGTATTACTTCTACCTCGCCAAGGATGGCATTATTGACGAAACAACGAAGGTGTCGGTTCACTTGCATTCCATTGACCCTCACTCCATTTCCTTGGAGTTGTTTTCGCAAGGGGCGCATGAGTACGAGATTTACATTGAGCAGAAAGGTGGCACAAACCCCATTGACATCATTAATGCCCAACTGAACTTAATGTCGCTTTAATGGCTCTCCAAAGGCTCACATCCTTTTCGTTCGGGCAGAGGCTCTTGACCTTGAATTACGGAGGCTCGGAGGTCTATTATGTCCCCTATGCCCACTTGATATCCTTTGAGTACGACCCCACGAACTTAGACCCCAAGGTTTATATCTATTTGCACGGCACGCTTGACAATGTGTTGTCGGTATCTCAATCCGAACTCGTTGCCATTGGGAGCAGCATTGGAGCGTTCCTGGCCTCGTTGCAGGGGGCGGTAACAAATCAGTTGTTCTGGTTTGATATATGGGCCAACTTTATGGCTCGTGCCACGGCTGGGTCTGCTCTTGCCCCCGAACTCGTAAGCACTTGCGGTCGGTACTTCCGATACGAATTGAATCCTCCTCTGGTACCTACGGCCACGGAGGATTATGCCGACTTCTGGTACTTCAATCAGCGGTGCGACAACGATAGTGCTACCGTGAAAGAAGTTGTTTCCTATAATTGCATCTTAACTCGTTTTTCAATCTTAAATCCAAATTAAAATGTCCACCCCTTCTCTTTTGAATATCCCTTATCGTCTTAAAGCCGGAACTCTTTACAGCCAAATCCCCGAAACGGGCTTAGGCGATTTTGTGGTTACCCGTGCGACCACGCCTACGGCTAATCTCTCCACGAGGGTTAACTCGCTTGGCCTTATTGAGCGAGTGAACGATAATGTGCCTCGTCTTGATTATCCCCTTGGTGGAGCGGTGAATGGATGTCCCGCTTTGCTGGTGGAGCCGAGTGCAACGAATTTGGTGTTGCAGAGTCAGGATTTAACGGCTGGTTTTTGGACACCAACAACTGCAACAATCAATCCAAATGCAGCGACCGCCCCTGATGGCACACTTACGGCTGACACCTTAACGGCAACGGCTATCAACGGTCAAATTCAGCAGGTTTATGTGGGAACGCCGGGAACGACTTACACCGTGTCTTTTTACATAAAGCGAAGGACAGGAACAGGAACCGTAAACATACGTGCGGTTGAAAATGTGAACACACCCGTTACTGTTACAAGTAATTGGACGAGAGTGAGTTTTAGCGCAACTGCTACATCAACCACTATTCGGGTTGGTATTTCTTTAGCCACCTCAGGAGATGAGGTTGATTTATGGGGCGCACAACTTGAAACAGGCTCCGTCCCCACCTCCTACATCCCCACAACCACCCAAGCCATCACTCGTGGTGCGGATGTGCCAAGAAAGACGGGAATCACATCTCTTATCGGCCAATCCGAAGGGGCCGTTTATTTTGAGGTTGAGGTTACGGATGAGGCAAGGAATAAGTGGTTTTGTAGTCTTGATTCTGCGGCAGGCTCATTTATTCAGATGTTCATTACTCCAACAAGAACGATTGCTGTTCAAATACAAAATAACTCAAGCGTTGTAATGACGCAGTTGACATCTTCCGCCTTGACCGTTGGTTATCACAAGATTGCTTTCGCTTACAACACGGCAACGAATGGATGCATTATGTATATTGATGGAGTTCAAAATCCTGTCGCAACAAGAACAGTCGTTGCCCCCGGCCTACCTGCCTTCAATAATATGTCTTTCGGAACTTATTTTTCAACAACCTCAGACACACTTAAAGCCCATGTCCGTGCAGGAGCCGTTTATCCCAACCGCCTTTCAAATACTGAACTTGCGGCCCTCACGACTCCATAAAAACTTGCCCATTCTTTAATAAATTTGACGCACTATGGCACTACCTACCTTAACCGCAACATCCTTCGGCTCAACGCAATTACAGCTCACATACGCTGACGGAAGGCAATATTTCCTTAATTATCGGGACATTATCTCCACGGAACTTGATGCAACCGATGGCATTACAAAGGTGCGGATTTACCTTTCGGGTACTTTGGACGAGTCCATATTCGTGTCCAATGCCGACCTTGTGGCCCTGGGTACCACCGCAGCGGCATTCATCGCAACCCTCAACACTTACTTGTAATGGATATCAAGCAGGTATTGACGGAACTCGGCATTAATGTCGGGATGTCCGTAGGAGGCTTTCTCGGAAGCCTCGTCCTCGTAGGAAAGCAAAAGGGAGCGTCCTTACGCACCCAACTCTTCTCCATCCTCGCAGGAACCTTGTCTGCCAATTACCTTACCCCTCTCGCTATCACCTTGCTTGGTATTGAACTTGAATCCGCTCAATTCGCTATGGCCTTCCTTGTTGGCTTCAGCGGTTTGAGGGTTGTGGAAACGCTCTCCAATTACTTCCATAAGAAAGTTGAATCCAAAGGCGATGAGTCTTGAGCAACGCCTTTCCCCAAGAGTCCCCAAGCTCGTTATAGACCGCTTCCTTGAAATACAGGAGCGGTTTTCTATTAATACCGACCTTCGGATTGCCCATTTCTTCGCTCAAACGGCCCACGAATCGGCCAACTTCACCACGACCAAGGAGAACTTCAATTACTCCGCCTCACGGCTCTTAAAGGTCTTCCCAAGGCATTTCAACAAGGACACGGCCAAGTTATACGCAAGGGATTACATCGCCATAGCCAACAAGGTCTATGCGAACCGCTTTGGCAATACCGAACTTGGGGATGGATGGAAATACCGAGGCCGTGGGTACATTATGACCACCTTCAAGGCCAATTACGCTGAACTTGACAAGCTCGTCCCCGAAGACCTCTTGGAGAACCCCGAACTTGTGGCCGGGAGGTATGCGATGCTATCGGCGGGCTACTTCTGGCATAGCCGTAAACTCAACGCCCTTGCCGACAAAGGCTCCGATATCGCAACGATTACCCGAATCACCAACAAGATAAACGGAGGCATCATCGGCCTGGATGACCGCATCGCCAAGTTCAACGAGTTCTACGACCTGCTCACCAAAGGCCAAACCGCTTAATTATATTTGAACCACAAAACGATTCATTATGCCACTCACTAAAGCCAAGGGTTATGGGAAAAAAGCCACTCAAAAAGCCGTCTCCCAAAACATCAAAGAACTCACCAAAGCCAACAAGTCCAAGCCTAAAAGCAAAAAGCGAAGTAAGAGTCAGATTGCCGCTATTGCCTATTCTGCTGCACGCAAGTAATTTTGAATGCTGAATAAGATGGAGAACAATACCGTAAAAATCCGTTTTGAGATTGACCTTGAACTCTTGAGCAAAATTGAGGACTTGGCCGAAGAAACCGGGCAGACCATTAAGGAGACAATGGTTAAGGCTTTGACCGATTATGTTGAACTCTACGAGGACACGGGTGCGGAGTCGCTTGGCGACCACCTGGAGCCTTACGAGACCACCGAGGAGCTTGACGAGGATGGGCAGATAATTCGGGTATTCCCCGAAGACGATGGCTGTTAACGACAAGGGCTACATCCCCTACCGGGGCATCCTGTTCGTTGTCCTGCCCATCGCCATAGGGCTTGGTTTCCTCATTTACACGATGAAAGATTCTCCCAAGCAAATCATTGACAAGCAACAGCACATCATTGACTCTCTGGAGCATCGTGCGGCCCCTTTACAGACCCGTAGAGACACGATAAGGCAAGAGATTGTAAAGACCCAAATCAAATGGCGTGAGAGGCTCATAGAGGCTTATGAAGAGCCTGAAACGATATGGGTGGAGGCGTATGTCCCTTTGATGCTTGACTCCTGCCAGGAGGTCGGCAAATTGCTTGCAATGCAAGTGGGGATTGGGGACTCTCTGCTTAGAACCTACGACTCCCTGCTAATCGCATACAAGGCCAAGGACTCGGCTTGCGTCAAGGCCATTGCCACGAAGGACAGTTTGGCTTTGGCCTATAAGGGAAAGTTGGCGCAAGAAAGAAAAAACGGGCGCATTTACAGAGTAAGCGCAATAATCGGGAGCGCATTGCTTGGCTCTTCTTTGTTTAAGAAATAATCCCTATATTTGTCACACCACTTTTAGGGTTGTGGTTTTCATTGGAATGCCCGTGAGTAGGCTTTAGGGTGCCGAAAGCGGGCTTTTTCCATTAATAGAATCGGTCGCAGGGAGTGAATGTGGCGAAGACCTGGACTTCCGGCCCACGCCGATTCTTGGACTTCTCTCGCTCCACTTTAAGCTTCATCCAATAGCCTCCCAAAGGCTTCGGGCCTCTTCCTCGCTCAACGTGAAAGCCCATATACCCGTCGGCCCATTCTTCTTTGTACGTTGCCGTGCGGACTTGATGAACAGGCTTTTGAACCAGCATTTTGGTTGACCGGTCATAGCGGTGAATTATATTTTGATGGTAATAAAGTTCGTGGACGTGGCCCTGCCAAGTGCAATCATAGCCTTCCACCATAGCGAGAATCCGCTGATCTGAAATTACTCCGCGTGTGACCGGGCCTCCCCCTGCACTCCCATGATAATAATGTGTTACGAAGTTGCTGGTGTGCAAGTAGTCGTAATGCATCTTGAAATCAATAACGCCCCCATAGCCTCCTATCTCCACCTTGCTACCGCAGGAGTGGTTGAGGATAGCGACAAAGCGTTGCAGGATGTCGGTCTCTTGGTGATGAATGATGCTCGTTTCGTGGTTGCCATAGCCCACCAAAAGGATGATGTCGGCATACGGCTTGAACCACTCCACCGCCGTGTCCACAATAGAGTCCAGGTACCGCCCATTGTTGTGTTCGGGGCGAATGTCTTCCTTGCTCCTGCGTGGATCTCCCTTCCCTTGCATACAGCATAGTAGGTCCCCATTTATGATAATTTTGGCACCTCTGCGCTTGGCTTCTTCCAAATGATTTTTTAATAACTCCCGGTCGCACTTGGGGTTGTCCCAATGGAGGTCGGAGATAAGGAGAAACTCTTGCTCTCTACCGCATTCCACGGAGTGAACATTCTTGCTGTGTTTCGTTATCATAGGTTAGGTTAAGAGTGGGTCATCGTAAAGGTCATCCATTTCAATCTTGAAATCGGTCAGTACCGCATCAACTCGCTCCTGCATCTCTGGTTCATCGCTGAAGGTGTGGTGTTTAAGTTCGGCCAAGGCGAGGTACATCGCAGGGGCTTGGATGGCCTTCTTGTAATTGACCATATCCTGCTCGTTGTTCGTGTCAAACTCAATCGTTATTTTGGCCATTGTGTTTTTTTAGGAGGTAAACAACCGCTTCTTCAAAGGTTTCGGCCAAAGATAAAAGTTCATCCCTCACATAGAGAAACTCCTTCTTGTTAAATCGGAGGATAATCTTCTGAGCCTTAGCGTTGTCTTTTCGCTCCTCTTCCTGTTCCAACTCTTTTTCAATCTCTTCGGGCATCTGCCAGACATCTATACCGCAATCGGCCAAGAGTTGAGCATCCCACTCATTTGCCAAGGCATCGTAATCGTAATCCCCAAAGGCCGAGTTGTCCTTCAGGGCGATGGCCTTCAGTTTCTCCAAGGGCGTGTCTGCGGAGAGAACCTTGCAGGGTGCCGAATCGTAATTCAGTTCCTTCAAGGCTTTGAGCCTCATATTCCCTCCAATGACCACGAATGTTTCCTCCAAGGGAAACACGATAAGTTCCCGAAGCTTGAGCATCTCTGGGTCATCCTTGAGGCTTTGGACGAGCTTGTGGAAGCGGTCATCCCGGATGAGCCTTGGATTCTTAGGAAGCCCCTCTATCTGCCCGACATTGTTGCGGAGCTTATAGAGTTTGATTTCTTTGGTTTCGTTCAGCATTGCTCTTGACTAAAAATGCCCGTGAATTGATTGATTCTTGATTTGGCTATTTCAAAATACTTCTTGTCTAATTCTATCCCGACAAAAGGACGATCGTATTTCATACAGGCTATGGCCGTTGTCCCGCTCCCTAAAAATGGGTCAATGATGGTGTATTCGTCTGGCAATATGCCGATAATGTTTTCCATCACCTTTAATGGCATTTGGCAAGGGTGAGCGGTTTTCTCCATGCTCACATTCTTGACTTGATTTATTTCCCACCAATCGTATAGCTTGGCCTTTTTGCCTTCCGCTATCATTTTGGCAACCCTTTTGTCGGATGGATTTTTGTAATCTTGGCCGACCTTCTTGAAGTCTGGCTTCACGCCAAAAAAAGCGATGTCCCTGTGTTGCTTGCCGGTGTTTGAATTGTAAACCCAGCTAACCACTTTTTCAGGGAAAAGACCAATGTTGAATGCGTGCTTATACAAAGCCTCTGGGTAGTGGATAATGACCTGCCTGTTTATCCCGAAAATATCGGAGAGCCAAGTGTAATACATATCCTCACTCATTCTGTCAAGGTACTCGTTGTAATGATAGCCTATGTTGAATGGTGGATCGCTTACAAATATGCACTTGGATAGGTCAAGACCTATTGATGATAATACAGAAATGTTGTCTCCATTGTATATGGTCACATTTCCAATGGAGTGAGCGTTGTAGGGTTTGGTTGTCATGTTGGGTTTTAGGGTAAATCAATCTCTCCGAAGAACGGCCTCTTGTCTGCGCTCTTGGATCCCTTGCAAGACCACAACGCCCTTGCGAACCAATTCGGAGAATGCGTTTCCGTTTTGATACCGGCAGAGCGAGAGCAATAGTTGTCCCCCTTCGGAGTGCCTGGGGAGATGGTATAGCCTGATGCTCCGAATTGCACGGTCTTGCCATCCTTGGTGGCCGTGTATTTCTTTCCTTTTGCGGATGACTTAGTTATCATCCATCCTCTAAACTCTGGCATAGCGTTAGACTTTGGTTTTGCCCTTTGCGATTCCGTCCAGGTCTTTGACCTTATCCGCAGCCATCTTCTTGACTTGCTGCATTAACTTGGGGTTCTTCTGAATCTCAACGGCTCTTTGAAGCGTTGACATTGCGCTTTCAATCTCCCATTTGTCCATCTCTGAACGAACGGCTTTTGATGGGGACGATTTCTTAGTGGTTGTTTTTTTGATAGGCATAGCGTTTATTTTAAGCGTTTGATAATCATATCGTGCGGAGCAGGAGGCACACCGCCAAAGTACGCAGGAAGCGTGTAGGTGATGAGCGGTATGCGAACCTTGAAGGTCGTTGATACGCCATTAATCCACACCGAAGCGTTGTTGCCTTGGTTGGATATGAGGCAATCAATTCGTTGGCCGGGCTTGACAGTCGTAAGAAATCGTATCTCACGAACGCCATTGACATAGGAGGTTGCGTATATGCTGAACGCTTTCATATCTTCAGTAGGCATCCAACATACCCTTACCGAATTTCGCTTGTGGTATGGGAATCCAGACACGCCCCAAAGCTTGTTAATGCCATAGGATGTGTTTTTTACTTGGTAAAGACAAGACTCGGTTAGTTCGTATTGCCTCTCCCATATCGTCCCGATGGTTGGGAGCATAGAGTCGTTCTCGGCCCAATTTTTTCCTTCTTTGATGACTATTCGTTTCATAAGCTCAAAATTAGTGGTTATTCGGTGAAATAGCTGTCTATGATGGCCTTGGCCGAATCAAAGGAGTTGGCCGTGCAAGCGAGATAACCCTTCTTCAAGAGCCTCTGAATCATCTCCCATTGCTCGGCGAAATGCTCCGTTGCCGGTTGGCCATTCTTCTTGAAGAACCGCACCCCTGGCCGCTTCAGCTCAATGAACAAGCCGTGATACCCTTTCCTTGGCTCAAAGATGAGAAGGTCTGGTATCGCTCTTGACGAGCGGAGTTTAGCGGTCTTCACGGCAAGGCCCATTGGCAATCGTATGCCTGATAGGTCGGAAGTGAATATCGCTTGTGGGTAATTGAGTCGGATGTAGAGGCATAGGCTCTTTTGGAGGTCGTATTCGGATTGTACGGGAACCTTTGGGCTTGGGCATTTCTTCATTCTTTGTTAGGTCGTTGTCGTTGTGTATCGTTTGCCAAAGACATTCCTCACCCGGTGAGAGAAAGGCTTAGAGCCTTTCTTCTCGTCCGAGATGATTAGAGCGATAACAAATACGAGCGACACGAACACGAAGATGAAGCCGAATGTTATCCAAAGCGGAGCAAAGCACCACATCCAGGTCAACCCCGAACTTGGCAACAACAACTTCACCACGCACAACACCGCTGAGAGCAATGTCGGCCATTTTGCGAATACCCCCATTAGAACGGCATATCGTCTTTAGGAGCAGGAGCAGCCGCTTGAGCCGAATTGGGCTTCCAAGTGTTCAACTCGGCATTGTGAGTGCCATACTTGTCGGCTTCACGCTTCGGCCAACAGGCGATACGGACATAGCCCTTTTCGTCCCGATGCTCTTGCAGGAAGGCGATGAACTGATCCACATTGCAAGACATCTCAAACAACTCCTTCCCGGAGATGATTTTCTTGTTAATGTAAATCCCCTTTGCGTACACTTTTTGATTTGATTGGTTTGACATTTTTTACGATTTTATGGTGTGGTTTTTGTTTGCGATACCCTCTTTCTTCAACTCGTCTATACCTATGGGAGTACCATTCAGAGGCAGAGACCGTGTAATTCTTGGGATGCGAATACGCATCATAGCCCTCCTGATAAGCACTCACGAGGTGCTTGGTTTCAGTTTCCTTCATCTTCATTACTCGCTTGACGATGTCTTGCTTAACGACCAAAGGGGGCAGCGTGGATAGCCAATCCAACAATAGCTCTATCGGGGTTGATTTTCTTCGGAATCTCATTCTATGGAAGTCACTTTGATAACGGTAGCCGACTCGCACGCATCCATATCCAACATCGGCTTTATTCTGTCTTGCAACATTTGGTTCGCTATTTGAGCGGTTTCCCAAGGGCCAAAATACATCTCTGGGCCAAAATACATCTCTGGCTCGGCCTTGAATTTCAGCAAGACAACATACTTGCTTTGGTCTTTTTTTATCCTGACGGACTGCTGGTCTTCAATCGCCTGGGTGATGGCCTGGACATCTCGTTCCGTGCCTCGGTAATCGGTCATAATATCCCTCTCAACCGCCCGAATTGAATGGATGATGGTGGAGTGGTCTTGGTTGAAGTATTGCCTTCCAATCGCAAGCTTGGGGATGTTGGTGTACTTGCGAATCATATAGCACGCCACTTGCCTTGCGTGAACGACATCCCACAAGCGGGTCTTGCTGAACAACTTGTCCTTGTGGATTCCGTAATAGTCCGATACAATGCCGATAATGTCTTCGGCCATCGTATGCTCAATCTTTCCTATCATTTGGTCTTGGATTTTTTGCTGTCTGTGTTTTTTGCGATTACATCAACGAGAGAACCGCAATAGGGGCAATACGGACCGCCCTTGATGTCTATTTGCGCCTGGGTCACATCGTGTTGTATCAGGCCGTGCTTGTCGCATTTTCCAACGTATTTCATAGTTCCTTCATTAAGTTCTCAACATACTGAATGCGTTGACCAATCCACCGCATCACCGGCACCGCCATTGAGTTACCGCAAGCCTTGTACCTTGGTCCATCGGGACATTGGTCGGCTTCCTTGTTTCGGTATGGAATCTTTGTCCAATCATCCGGGAATCCCTGCAATCGTTCGCATTCCTTGGGGGTCAGCCTTCGGATAGCCATAGGTGGCTGATGAATGCCCGTAGTGTAATTCAGCGAATAACCACCGCTCTCTTTGCTTTGCAGCGTACCGGCTATTTGTTCTTCGTTGTAACGATTGTTTCTAAAATCAATTGAGTGCAACACGGCTCCATAGTGATTAACGTCAGACGCTGACGAGCCAATCGTCTGCGAGGTGCGCTCGCTGATGGTTTGGTTGTAGGTGTCCACGGCAATGGGTTGCTGAACTAATGGCGTATTGCCTCCTCCCGTTCCATATCTCGCACTCACGGTATCAGCGACATCCTTTGGGCCATTGACCCTTGAATCGTTTGGATGAGATTCGTAGTAAAGCGGTTGGGCAACGGCTAATTGATTATCTCCCGGCTCTGACCTTAATGTTGGGGATGTGCCATTATCCGAATACCCATACCCAAGCCTTTGCATCTTGCCCGGTTCAAAGGCTATCGGCTGGGCAACTGCGTGTGGCCCTTTCGCAACCAACGATGACATCGTTTCTCCTGTTTCAATCCTCGGCTCGTATTGTGCGTTCTCTCCTTGGTTGAATGCTGCTCGGTCAATGATAGTTGTAGCATAAACCATATTGCCCGTTTCATTTGAACCGCTTGGGCCTCCATATCCAGTTTTCCATTTGCTTGTAACGGTGGGGCTTATATTGCCTCCTACGCAACTCACATCGCCTGCCTCTCCAACGCCTCCTTGAGCATCGGAGGCAACTTCTTGCCTCTTTTTTCTGCTCGGTTTAGTATTCCCTTGCAGGCTTTCTCGCTCAAATAGAACCGCTGCGGCAACTCGCCAGTCTCCAAGGTATCCGACAACAAACA